GGAGGCAGCGTAATGGCTATGAATGCTTATCCAGAACTTCGATTTCACTGTCCATACTACGGCAGTTTGGAATATCAGTACAACACGTATCTGAACAAACACGCTGACAAACAGAATAAGGGATCCGGCGGTTCTCGTGATTCTGAGCGTGGAAAGACCTATAAGGCTGAGTGGGCTTACCAACGTGAAATGGGTTCTGAAATTCCTGAATTCAAGAATATCGAAGAAGCGCAGAAGTTCGCCAAGAAGATTTACAAGTCAAAGACTTGGCAGAAGTTGTGGGATCGAAACCGTGTATCAACTTCTGTCAATCCTCGTGAACCAATGGTTGTGATGAAGCAACGTAACTCTGGACGTGGAACCGCTGGTTTCACTAACGGACATACCGTAACACTAGATAGTCGTGTAGGACTTGATGTGTACACTCTGATTCACGAGTTGACTCATTGCCTTGGACATATGCATCATGGTCGATCATTCCGAAAAACTGTATTGGATATGGTCGGAGTATTTCTTGGAGCAGAACACAAGAAGGTTCTCAAGAAAGAATTTAAGGATCGCAAGTTGTCTTGTGGAGAAGCACGAAAACCAATGTCCTTTGATCAGTGGAAGACTTCAAAGGAGCGGATGGGGAAAATTAGAAGTTGTTTGACTTAGAAAAAACTAAAGATAATGTATCAAGTTTGGAATTTGGTAGTGTTGTTATAGACGAGGAGACAGCTAACATCGTGCAAACTTCTATGAAGGTGCCTAGAGGTTGGACGTTTTCCGGTGTTTATGGAAAAAACATGGATTGTGTCGTATACAACGGAATTCCTATACTTCTAGTGATTTATGAAAAGGAAAACCTTGAAATAAAAGAAGGGGAAAAATGGTTAGAAGTTTCCGTCTTAGGAAATTTTGTTAACTTTGTGAGAAAGACCAGACATTACCTTGATAAAGAAGAAAGGAACGCCATAAAACTTATGGCTCACTACAAAGCAGCAGATAAAGTTTTCAGTGAGTACGATGGAATCTATGGTATAATTAATGAAGATAATACTGCTGTGCAAACCTTTATCAAAAAGGGATTGGGAGCAGAGGAACTGGCAGAGTTTAACACTGAACCTGTAGAAACACATAGAAGGAACACACCAAGAAACAGGTGTTTGTTTTCTAGGGAACAATGGAATAAAGGATACCTTAGAAAAAAGGTTTTGGAATTATATGAATGAATATAAAATATATAAATCCGATTTGATTGTTAACAACAAAGAAAAATTTGTTGAGATATGTGAATATGCAGGTGAAGTGATAAAAGATGAAATTGTAGATCCATCTGGCAGAACTGCTACGAATATACATCCAAATGAAGAGTATAATAGATTTACATCTTTGTCAACAACCGCTGGTTTCAAACATTATAATATTTTTTCTTATCATACAGAGAGTGATTTGTTTTACGACTTGTATAAAGAACTAAAACAGGTTATCAGGGATTATGTAGGAGATGACCGAAGAATATGGTTTCAATCTTGGTTAAACATTTTAACGTATGAAGAACTTGAGAAAGTTCTAGCTATGCATAAACACGTCTTTGATGTTCATGGATTTATCTCTATTGATCCGAAGAAAACTGTTACTGAATTTTTAACCTATGAAATTGAAAATGAAGTAGGCAACATCTACATTGGCCCTTGTGGTGATGACTATTACCACAGAGTTAGAAATGTGGATGTGTGGGATGGGAATAGAATTACAATAGCTTTTGATTGCAAGTTTAATTCTGATTATAGACAACCAAATAAATTTTTTCCATTGCTATGAATAACCATACAATGTTTTGGTGGATCTTTCCTAGACGTGATGGTGACTATCAGTGGTGGTGGGGATATCGTAAGGTGACCATGATTAGTTTGCCTGAATCAGAGAAACAAAGGTATCTTGAAAAAATGAGAGGTTTAAAATGTCATACAGAGTTCACAACGACAACACCGGAACATATCAGGACGTAGAGGGCTATGATGAACTCATACGTCTACAGTGGGAGGCCAAGGGCTCATATGTTCCCAGAGTAACATATACACCACCCCATGATTGTGACATTTGGGGTTATGTTAACCCGCATACTATGAATAACGATTTTGCCACATCAACTGATGATGTGATAATGGGGTAATTAAAATGACGCCAAGAGAAGGTAGAGGCGATCCGATGGTTCGTGCAGATGGTCGAACAAAACCAGACCGCAAGTGGTATCCCGAAGACTTTGACTGGTACTTGAAGTGGGTCGCTTCTATTTTGGTCATGACTTCACTTGCAATGCGATCAGCAGGGCCAGATTATCGAATGTATGATTTGTGTATTGGTTTTGTGGGTATTCTGTTGTGGACATGGGTATCGATTATCTGGAAAGACCGAGCACTCATTATGTTGAATGCTGTTTCGGGGTTCCTACTTGCTTCTACAATATTAAGGGAAATGTAATGGGAACTACCAAAGAAAATGTCAAGACTATCGATGCAGATGACCTACTTGCATTCTTAATAAATATTGCAAATGAGGCGAAAAAAGGGTATTATGAAGATGACGCTCTTCATACCGATTGGATATATGGTTATTGTGCCGCAGTCGAAGACATTAAAATTAGGTTTATTGTAGATGAATAAAGTATTTGTACATGCTCCTGTTGAATTGACAGAGATGCAAACAGTCAACAAAGATGGTGGAAGAAAGTATATCACACCTGAAGATGTTGCCCTTCCTTCTATCACAACCGTGTTGTCGATACTCTCTCGTGATGGTATCGCTGCATGGCGTAAACGTGTAGGTGAAGAAGAAGCAAACCGCATCTCTCGTGTTGCGTCTCAACGTGGAACTGCTGTACACTCTTGCATGGAAGACTTCATTAATAATGTTCCTATGGAAGAGTTAAAACAGAAGTACATGCCCAACATCATCGAAGACTTTCTTCCTATTGCTCAGATAGCGGCAGATAAGATCGGTACAGTTTATGCACAAGAAGCTCCTTTGTATTCCAAACACTTGGGTGTTGCGGGTCGAGTGGACTGTGTAGCAGAGTATGATGGTCGAATATCAATCATTGACTTTAAGACTTCACGTAAAAAGAAGTATCCGTCTATGATCAAAAACTACTTCATGCAAGAATCTGCGTATGCGATCATGTGGGAAGAACGTACAGGCCAACCTATCACACAACTAGTGACCATTATTGCGGTGGACGAATATTCGCCACAGGTGTTTATCGAACATCGTGATAATTGGGTGCGGCCTCTCAAAGAAACTATTGCACAATGGAATGACGAAAACTCTACTTCCCTTTTCGTATAAATAGTGGTATAGTTGTTTTAAATCCACCGTTTAGGAAAGTATCTGTGCTAAACTTTATTAACTATTTGAACGAATCTTCTTTGACTTTTGGAGAACTCACTCGTGATGACAGAGAGTTTCGTGTAGATCTGTTTCTTCGAAAGTACAAGACAGGCGAACCGTTTGTATTAACTACGGGTAAAGAAGTAGTACTCAAGTACAATCCTGAAATCGAAAAGGCAATTAAGTCAAAGGACTCTAAACTTGCACAATCGATTGGTCTAGAAACCCAAGACGGTGATAAACTCGCCTTTGGCAAACTTGCAAAGACCAAAGAGTTTGGCGGTGGACGTGGATCTGGCGGTGGTTCAGACTCTACTCGTGCAACCGAATCTGCTCAGTGTGTTTATCTCACTGCTATCTGGAAAGATGCGAACACTGATTTTTCCCCTTCTGCCATTCAGGATGCGTTTCGACAAACTCCTACTGATGCTTCTGCAGATGAAGTTATGTCAATACCCGATGAATGGATTGAGTCTTCTATCGCTACTGCAAAAATCCTAAAGAAGGCTTTGGGCAAGAAAGAGTATAGTTTTCATCGTGGATCCGCTTGGGTTGATGTTTTAGAAAATAAGTTTAAGGCACTGAACAAGGTCGAAAAAACTTTTTCTAATGTCAACAAGTGGACTCCCGCTGATATCTACATGGTCGCAAAGGGAGCGGAGAATAAGTACGATATTGAAGGTGCGGAGTCTATTCAGTATCTAAACAATGAACTACTGAAGGCGTATACTGCACGTGATATCATTGGAGTATCACTTAAAAAGGTAAGTGGTAAACCACGTGTATCTCAGGTTAACTACAAGAAACCATTCAAGTCTCCTAAGTTCACATCTGTATCCTACGGTAAGAGAGACTTCTTCAAAGCAAAAGACGGTTATATATTCGGGTCTGGCGGGTTTCAAATGCAGTTTCGAACCTACCCGACTTTTCAGTGTGAGATTATCGGAAACAAAGCAAAACACGGTAAGGTCTCACACGGTGGTATTGACGCTGCACTTTATGCGGTGACTCGTGATAAGACCGAAAATAGAAAACAATTAGAAGCTTTCATCAAGAAGGATCGTGATGCTTTCCTTGATAAGTTTTATGGGTTCTATGACGGTGCAGTTGATAATCCAGTAGACAAAGAAACCTTCAAGTCAAATCTTGAGAAAAAGAATGTTGATTGGTTAGTTTCAAAGTATTACATAACATCTATCTTTGTGATGATAAAGGGACGTGAACAAGAGTTTATGTCTCACCTAACAAGAGTGGCGAAATCACAATCGCCTATGTCAGCAGTTCATCTAAAGGTATATTAAAATGGCACAATATTCTGTAAACAGACAAAATCATTTTAACCCGAGCAACTCAGACCTGCATGAAGTGATGATGCTTGCTGATAAAGACGGCAACATTATCAACTCGTTTGGTTCTGCTTCCAATATTCCTATTGCTGCTGGTGTGGTGGATGGATATGGACACATCAACAAATTCGGATTTACCGGAACCGATGTTAACGGAACAGCAACTATCTGGGATGGAAACGGCACCACTGCCCTATATCCTTATCCTGCTGCGGGTACGGTTTCTGTTTCTGGTGCGACATCTGCTGATGACGGCGAGACGATTGAGATTCAAGGTCTGGACGCTTCTTACAATCCTCAGACCGTGACAACTACGGTTGGTGGTACTACGACTGAAACTTTTTCTCGTATTTTCAGAGCAAGAATGATCTCTGCAACAAACACTGTAGTGATCACTATAAATCAGGGCGGGTCGCTCGCAGCGAGGATTGGTGCTGGTAACGGTCAAACCCTAATGGCGGTATACACGATTCCAGCTGGAAAGACTGGATATCTTTTGAAGATTCAGGGTAGTTCTGATAAATCAGCCGCAGTAAAATTTAAATTGTTTGCTCGTGCTTTTGGTGAGGCATTTAATCTGAAGGGTCAATGGGGTATCGGCGGAGGTAATGCTGTTGACTATGACTATCCAGTTCCTTTAAGATTTACGGAAAAGACTGATCTCAAGGTTGATGTTACTACGGGCAGCACTTCAGGTTGCGGTGCAATCTTTGATATTATACTAGTGGATAACTCATAAGTGCGAGACTGGATTGCAAAATCGCAAACGAACTTCTTTCGGTTCTTTGCAGACACTTTCTTTCGTAATCGTTATGGTCATCGTGCGCTTGTTTTAGAAACGGTTGCGGGTGTTCCAGGCATGGTGGGCGGTATGTTGACTCACCTAAAAAGTTTACGTAGACTTCAGAAGGGTAATGGTACAAAGATTCACGAGTTACTTGCAGAGGCAGAAAACGAAAGAAAACATTTGATGTTCTTTATGGAAGTAGTACATCCTTCTGCGTTGGAACGTTTAATTATTATAGTTGCACAATTTTTGTTTTGGCACTACTATCTAGTACTCTATTTGATATGGCCAAGTCTTGCACACAAGATGGTAGGATACTTTGAAGAGGAAGCGGTACGTAGTTACACTAATTATCTTGAGTTGATTGAGTTAGGAGAGATTGAGAATGTGCCTGCTCCACAAATTGCGATTGAATACTATGATTTGCTTGACGATGCAAAACTTTCTGATATGATACAATGTATACGTAAAGATGAAGAGCATCACGCAAAGGTAAACCACGGATATGCAGATGGAATTTAAAGATTTTATCACAGAACAGAAGAACACCCATATGACTCACATCGAAGATAAGGTCATTTATGGGGGTGTGAACGGTACACGTCAAGCAATCCTTGCTCTGCGTGAACTGCGTGATCTGTTGTCTGGTAAACATAAAGGAAAGGTCTCTGTGAAGTGGGACGGTGCTCCTGCTATCTTTGCGGGACAAGATCCACGAGACGGTAAGTTTTTCGTGGCGAAGAAAGGAATCTTCAATAAGAACCCAAAGGTCTATAAGACTAATGAAGAAATTGATGAAGACACTACGGGGGATCTCGCATCCAAACTAAAGGATGCACTTCAGTATCTACCCGAACTTGGTATCAAAGGTGTGATCCAAGGCGACTTTCTATTTGGTAGGGGAGATTTATCCACAAAGAAAATAGATGGAGTCGAATATGTTACGTTTCATCCTAATACTATTGTCTATGCTATTCCCAAGGAGATGGCTAGGTCTGTAAGATCTGCAAAAATCGGTATAGTGTGGCATACTACATATAAAGGTAAGACATTTGAAACTATGAAGGCATCTTATGGTGTTGACGTGAGTAAGTTCAAAAAGTCTTCTAACGTATGGTCACAAGACGCTATGTTACGTGATCTTTCTAATGCAACTATGTCCCAAAGTGACACGGAGGAAGTAAATGAACATCTTAAAGAAGCTGGTAAACTTTTTAACCAAATTGCTGGGAGTACCCTCAGAACCCTCGAAGGAAATCCCGCCCTCGCCCAAACCATCGAAACCTACAACAACACCTTCGTCCGAAAAGGACAAGTCATCCCCAGCTCCAAAGCGCACGTCAAAGGGCTCATCAAGTACATCCAAGACAAGTACCAAAAAGAAATCGACAAGCGCAGCACCGAAAAAGGCAAGAAAACCCAGAGCGAAAAAAGAGACGAAATCCTAAGTTTCTTTTCTTCTGCAAATCGGGCATCTCTCGAAAAGATGTTCGATTTGCAAAAAAGTATCGTACTTGCGAAACTAAAACTTATAAATAAACTTAACAGTTTAAAGAAGATTGATACCTTTGTAAAAACTCCACAAGGGTATAAAGTAACTGGAGAAGAAGGTTACGTAGCAATCGATAAACTTGGTGGTGACGCAGTGAAACTTGTTGATAGACTGGAATTCAGTTATAACAACTTTTCACCCGATATTTTGAAAGGATGGGACAAACCAACGAGGAAGTAAAGGTGGCAAAGAAACCACTTGGATTCAAACAGTTTATCAACGTAGATTACACTCAGACGGGTGATGATCAAGTTGCATATAACGCCAAGAAGCGTAAAAAGCACATACCCACAGGCAATACTGGAGAGTCGGTAAAGTCCGAAGCTCTTACTGTTCAACAGCGACTCAAAAAAGCAAGACAGATGAAGAAACTTGCTCCTAAGATCGCATTGGGTCGCAAACGTGCCGCAAAGAAAATTGCGAACATTGAAACGTTAAAGAAGCGTGCTAAGAAACAAGCTCGTAATGTTGTCCTAAAGAAACTCACCAAAGATATTCCAAAAGACGAACTCTCTTTTGCTCGCCGTCAAGAGCTTGAAAAGAAGTTGGATCAGAAGAAAGGTGTAGTAGATCGTATCGCAAAGAAATTGCTTCCTCAAGTAAGAAAGCAGGAACTAGAACGAAAAAAGGGCAAGTCTAGTGATGATTAAGAATTTTTCTCAATACCTGATCGAAGAGGAACGTGAGGTTTACTTCACGTTTGGTCGTATGAATCCTCCTACGATTGGTCACGGTAAAGTGATGGACACTCTTGCCTCTAAGTCTGGTAAGTCTGACTACAAGGTTTATTTGTCTCAGGTGTCTAATCCAAAGAAGGATCCTCTTTCGTACACTGACAAGATAAAGCACGTGCGAAAGATGTTTCCAAAACATGCACGTCAAGTCATCATGGACAAAGACGTAAAGAATGTGTTTGATGTTGCAGCCAAACTTTATGACCAAGGATATACCAAAGTCAATATGGTTGTTGGTGCAGACCGCATTCGTGAGTTTGAAGTACTTCTGAACAAGTACAACGGTAAGAAAGCACGTCACGGATTCTACAACTTTAAGTCTATCAATGTTATTTCTGCAGGCGAACGTGATCCCGATGCTACAGGTGTTGAGGGTATGTCTGCGTCCAAACAACGTGCAAACGCTTCCGCAAATGACTTTGTGACTTTCTCACAAGGTGTACCAAAGTCCATGTCAAACAAAGACGCACGTAAGTTGTTCAATGATGTGCGTAAAGGCATGGGACTCAAAGAAGAAACTCAGTTTAAAAATCACATCGAATTGTCTCCTGTTTCAGAAACAAGAGAACAGTATGTACAGGGAGAACTGTATGCAGTTGGAGATACGGTTGTTGTTAAAGAAAGCGAAGAACTGGTTAGTGTCTCTGTACTCGGCGCAAACTACGTTATCGTTGAGCGCCAAGATGGCACTCGACTTCGCAAATGGCTCGATGCAGTCGAACTCGTTGAACGACAAGATCCCGACATCAAAGATCGTGAAGGAACGCAACCTGCCCGATATCACGCTGGATTGAAAAAGTCAACCAAAGCAAAGCGTGACGCACACTTCAAGAAACACGGTAAGAAAGCAGACGATGATGCCTCTGCATACAAACCTGCGCCAGGCGATAAGTCTGCTGAGACCAAACCTTCTAAGTACACCAAACAGTTCAAAGACATGTTTGGTGAGGACTTGGATGAAAGGTCATGGGCACATGACTTGGGGTTGATCAAGTCTAAGACCGTAGGAAAAGACAAGTACAAGAAAGTTGCTCAAATGGTTTTGAAGAAGAAGGGTGACGACAAGAGAAGCAATGACTTCTGGGCAGCAAAGATCATTCGTCAAGCGAATATCAAGGGTATGGATTCCAAAGCACTTGCCGATGTAATGTCTGGACTGACCGAAGATCCTGTACAGAATGCACGTGATGCAATCGAACGTGAAAAAGAATCAGACAAAAAGAAACATGATCGTTTATTAGATCGTGCACGACTTGCACGTGCCAAACAAAAGAACAGGGAAACGAAATGATAGGGTTCAAAAAATACCTTGACGAAGGTCGGTACTCCATGTATGATAGTCTTGGTGGACTTGAAGAAGGCCCAGATGGTCTTGCCGCTAAGTCAAAGAAGTCGGGTATTTCTGTGGACACACTAAAGAAAGTATATAATCGGGGTGTTGCAGCATGGAAGACGGGTCACCGCCCAGGCACGACACCACAACAATGGGGAATGGCGAGAGTAAACGCATTCATCGTTAAGAAGAAAAAAGGAAACCTTAATCACGATAAGGATTTAGCGTAAATGAAAACTTTTAAAGAAATTAGAGAAAACAAGAATCTCATTAAAGACTACGAAACATACATGGCAAAAGGTGACAAGAAAACTCACAATGCTATTGATTTCTTAATGTCTATGTCAAAGTACAAACGCTATAACCGTGATCAAATGGCAAAGATCATCGGTAATCATTTAAGGAAGAATCGATAATGAAAACTTTTAAAGAACTGAGAAAAGACAAAGAGTCTCCGGTATACCACATTGTAACTCAGGGTGAAGGAGACAACAAACAAAAAGTTGTTGGTGTTTATGACGATGTTAAGAAAGCGACAGCAGCACGTGATGCATGGAACAAGAAAAATAATCCCGCAAAACCTTCTCATCGTGCAAGGGTTTACTCACAAAAACCTTATTGGAATAACAAAAAACCCAAAGTCGGTTCTGCAATTTCTTGGTCTACATATTCCAACAAGGATAACTATACCAAGATTAAAGAATCAGTTGAACTTGATGAAGCACGTGCGCCACAACTTGGTAAGAAGGGTATGGTTCGTGCTAAAGACGGAAAGAACTATAAAATTCAAATGATTCAAAGTGCCAGCAAGATTGAGTTTAAAGTGACCAACGAATTTGGTGACTTTAAAACAGTCTCGGTTGGTCAACTTGCGAGGATGTTTGGATGATAGACTTTTTCCAACTTCGTGAGAAGGCTGTCTCACAAGCACAACAAAAGATGATGGGTATGGCACTCGCATACAAGCGTGGTGAGATGGATGATGCATCCCCCGAAGTCAAGAAGATGGCAGACTCTATGTCTATGAAGGATCTTGAAGACTTCGCAAAGACCAAACACAAAGGTCTTCCTGTCAAGAAAGAAGAAGTCGAACAGGTTGATGAATCACGTATGTCAAGTGATGCATATATCGTTGCTGTCAAAGATCCTAAAGGTTGGAAGGTTGTTTTTTCTGGAAGCAAAAAAGACCAATCCAAAGAAATCAAAAAGATGAAGGCAGACGGAAAGGTTATCGGTAAAGACTTTCGGGGATACATGTCTCCCCGTAGTAAGGTTGGGGACATTATCAAAGAATACGGTGGCCCTAAGATCTCTCGTGATGAGTATATCAAGAAGGGTAAAGAATATCACAAAGAAGAACAAGACCCTTTACTCGCAGATGAGAACCCTGTGACAGAGAACGGACAGGACTTCTTTCAGTTGAGAGAGAAACTTTCAGAAAAGAACAAGATCACCGAAGAACTTTTGCATGAAAAGAAGGACTCGTATCCTCTCTACCACAAAACCTATTCGGATGCGATGGCTGCGGCATATGCGTATGCGAAGAAACAGGGTTATGAAGTAGACATGGACGATGTTGATCGTAAGGTCGCAAGTGGGCCTCGTAAACCGTCCAATGGCAAGACCAACAGTTTTACTCTTAAACTGAAGGGCGAAAAAAGAAAAATGCTTGCAGTACAGGTGACCAATCTGGACAACAAGCGGTACGAACTCAATACATATATCACATGAAATCATTTAACGAACATTGTGACTGCGGTAAGGAATCTACTCTCGTGGAGAGTAATCCTTATCGTGTAGGGTCGGAAGCATACTTTGAGTATTGGAGAAAGACTCGTGAAAAGTATGAGAATGGCGAATTAGAAATTGATCCGCATGAAAAGGATATCTTAGATTCGGATCTTGGTTATTTTGCACAGTATGAAGGTAATAATGTTGCTTTGGATTGCATATTTGAAGCTGCAGAAAAAGACGTTGAACTTAACAAACCTAAAAAGGGTGGCCCTAAAAAGTACTATGTGTACGTAAAGGATCCTTCTACGGGAAATGTTAAGAAGGTGTCTTGGGGTGATACAACTGGACTCAAGGTCAAGTTGAATGATCCAAAGGCACGTAAGTCTTTTGCAGCTCGTCACAAGTGTGACCAACAAAACGACAAAACAACAGCCGCATACTGGGCGTGTAGACTACCCCGTTATGCCAAACAACTAGGACTTAGCGGTGGCGGAAACTTCTTCTGGTAAACCTTGGAAAGAATTTGATCTCGTGAATGGTGATGTTCTTCGTGTTTTTACGAAGGATATTCCAGATGAGGATTTGGTGTGGCATAGAGACCACGAAGATCGAAGGATTTATGTGGTACAAAACTCTGGATGGCAGTTACAGTTAGATGATGAACTACCAAAACACATGTTCATAAATTCAATAGTGGACATTAAAAAGGATGAGTATCATCGTTTAATTAAAGGAAGCGGAAATTTAGTTATCAGAATAAAGACACTTTGATATGAAATCACAAAAAACTCTCACAGAAGAATTTAAAAAAGGGTCGGAAGGGGAAGTAGAAAGAGAACAATTTAATCACTATCTCAGATGGTTGATAGGACATGATGTATTTCGTGATTGTGAAAACAAGACTGTATTGGAAATGGGCCCACACATGGGAGATATATCTAACGTAATACAGAGATATTCTCCAAATCGTCATCTGCTTGTGGAGCCAAATCCTGATATGAAGGATTATCTAAAAGACCACGAACTTTTTACAGGAACTTATAATCAGTACATAGAACAACATAAAGAAAAATTTGATGTCGTAGTTTCTTGTGGCGTTATCTACCATTTGCACAGCCCTTTGGATATGATCGAAAAGGTAATTGCAATAAACCAACCAGAAACATTTATTTTAGAAACAAAAGTGGTTAACGCTCCAGAGGTGTGGAACGAACCTTTAAACACTTGGGGACACGCATATAATACAGAGATACCCTATGTCATTATGTTGCCTTTATCTTACTACAAAGACGTTATGATGACGTTGGGATACTCTCTAAAGAAAGAAATTTGTTGGAACGATCTTGATGTTGTACACTGGATGAAACGTAATATGCAAATGATGGTGTTTAAAAAAGATTAACATATAAATAGTACTAAACCTTTATCAAATGGGACAACCATGGCAGAACGAGAAACACAAGCAAAGCGACTAGACCGCATCGAAGAGAAGATAGATAAACTCGCTGATGCAATGGTCTCTTTGGCTAGAACAGAAGAAAAGATTCTGTCTATGGAAAAACAGAGTCATAATCATTTCGAAAGAATGAATAAGTTTTCTGTGAAGTTGGACGCTATTGAAGATAAGGTTAACGAAAATGCTCTTACTGTGAGCATAATAAATAAAGTAGCATGGGTTGCAACAACAGCAATGATTGCCGCCACTGTTAAATTCTTTTGGATGTAATAACGGAGACTAACAATGTCAGATAAAAAAATCATGGAGGCATACTTGCAAATGGTCTCCGAAGCATCTTGCGGTAAAGATCGCATGAAGAAAGAAGAACGTGAGGAATGTCCTAAGTGTGAAGGCGAAGGATGTGACCATTGCGATGGCAAAGGTTATCACGAAGTCGAAGAAGCAAAGAAACTTGATCCAGTAGACGACAAAGAGAACGACAAGAAGTTCAAAGATCGCAAGGACAAGGACATCGATAACGATGGAGATGTAGACGATTCTGACGAATATCTTCACAATCGCCGTGCTAAGGTCGATAACGAAATCGATGGTGGTGAGAAGCCTGCTGATAATGCTGGTGACGAAAAGGACGACAAGAAGAAGAAGGATAAGAATCCTCGCACTTCTGACAAGACCGCAGAGATCTCTAAGATCGGCGAAAAGGTCACTACCAAAGAAGACTTCGATGCATTGTGGTCTGCAATGGAAGAAGCAGTAAACCAAAAGAAAGGTGCAACTCCCCCCGAAGGTATGGACGACAAAGAGTCCAAGTCTGGTAAGGACTTCAAGGCAATGCACAAGGTTGATGCAAAAGACCATGACGAACTGGAAAAGGTTGAAGAACCCAAAGAGCGTAAGGTCAAAAAAGAGATGAAAGAGTTCGAAGTAATTCGTGCCCTTCTGTCTGGTAAACCTTTAGAAGATTGATATGTGGGAAAAACCTACTTATCTTGATTTGAGATTGGGGTTTGAAGTAACCCTTTATGTTAGTATAAGATAGGAGATTAATTATGATCAAACCGCCTAACTGGTGTCTATATGCCGTTCCCAGTCCAAGGGGATGGCATCACCCTAGAAATGGTGAACTGTTAGTTTCGCAACGATTTACTCAAGATCAGATTGATGAGTTTAATGGTGTAGTTGCAGAACCCGAACCTGTAGTCGAAGAGGTTGTTTACGAAGCTCCGCAAATGCTTCACGAGGCTCCAGTTGGTAACAAGTCACTTGAAGACATGACAAAGAACGAACTACTTGCTCTTGCAGAACAATCTGGAATCAAAGTAAGTCGATACTCTAGTAAGAAAACTTTAGTAGAGAAATTGTCATAATCCATCCAGTCCCGTTTTCCCGAACGGGACTTTTTTCTTTATTCCCTATATACAATGAGTAGAATTACCCGAGCGGGAATATGGAACTAACACACAAGACCTTGACATTGTACGCAGCTAAACATTATCATAACCCTACGTGTATTGATAGTGAAGAGTTCTTTGATGACCTAAAAAGATTTAAGTATGTCAAGCGACTACTCAATAGATATCGTGATACCGGCGAGTTGTCAGAACGATTGTTATTGAATCACCTTATAGTAATATTTAACTGTTGGGGATTTGAGTCTGGTATTGAAATGCTTGCTTTAAAAATAAATCCAGAACATTGGAGTGCGTTAAAACCATTCCTTATTTTTTTAAAAGGCATTGAACCAGATGAACTTACTGGTATTGAAATGGATAAATACGTAATAGACAAACTGAGAGAAATACGATGGGAATCTTAAAATCTGCAGCCGATCTCGTATACACAATACGATTTCTTAAACTACTCGTGACTCCATTTGAGGATACTGAAGCTTTCAAGGCAGGTATCATCGATAAAGACGGAGCAAAGAACAAAGACTTTAACCTTAACTCTACGGATGACCGTGAGGCATACCGTAGTCACTACACTACGTTTCATCGTCTTGTTTTCAATCTAAAACGCATCATGGCAAAAGCGCCAGGTGGTCAGTCAGTGGTTGCACGTTATGGAGCAGCACTTGCCTTAATCAAAGAACACGGTGAACTCTCAAACAAGAACCTTGATAAGATTCATAATGAAACAGGAATCGATATACTAGACTGTCTCAACGAACAATCACAATGGTTTATGTTGGACGGTTATCAAATATCGCCTGGCGTTTATAAGATGTCAAACGAATCCGTCACCTATGAAGGAGAACAACTCATTCGTAAGGGTGATCAGATTCGTATTTCCGAAGAAAATTCTTTTCCGATTGATGAAGTTTTTGGTATGCAAATCTACGAAGCAGTACATTTGAAATCTCAACAAAGACTATATATTACTACGGCAGAAATAACCAAGTAGGAAAGTCATGAAAAGATTTAGAGACTTTGAAGAAGACACTACTACTGCATCTGTTGCAGGAGCTGGTGATGATTCTTCCACTGTAGTAGTAAAAAAGAAACCCAAAGTTACTCAACGGTGGTCTAAAAAGTACAAAGACTCTATCGACTGTTCCAATCCCAAAGGGTTTTCTCAAAAGGCACATTGTGCTGGCAAAAAGAAATAACACTTGACTAATCCATAAAAGAATATAGAATGAAATATTTACTACTGGGTATCTGTGCTCTAGTACTCTCCTGCACTGCGTTCGCAGAAACCCAAAACGAATACAATTATAAAGTAAAAGCCCAAGACGATTGGGAGTTTACCTATCGCCACAGAGAAGGCAACTGGCACACAGAAATAGGTAATCGCATAAACGGAATAGAGTGGATGTATCGCTATGCTGATCTTAACAGCACCAAAGAACACAGAATCAAATTCACAGGAGAGATTTGGTCTAAGCAAAGTTCTTGGGGTGATCTAACAGTGGAAGGCAGAATGGAATATCGCTATTTCACTAACAAAGAAAGCCACTGGCGCTGGCGTTTTATCACAGAATATCAAAAACACATTGCTGGCCCTGCACACTTATGGGTCAAGTGGCAACCTAGATGGGCATTCAAAGATGACCGCACAAAATTTGATGCCAGAGATCAGTTGGGCATCAAATTCAAATATCCAAAGTTTTGTATAACACCTTTTGTTGAACGCACCAGCACAGAAGGATATGAACGCAAAATGACTGTCACGGGGGTACATGCAGAATGGAAATTATGACTTTATTATGGACAGTGCTGGCAAAAAGAAATAACACTTGACTAATCCATAGTCTTTTGTTAGAATTTTAAATCAATACAAATCTAGGAGTCGATGTGGAACAAGACGTTATCACATATCGTGGAATTCTTATCGCCATTTTTAATGGTACCGAAGAAAATCTTGAATGGTTGTACGAACTTCAAGAAACTTCCAATCTAAACAAAACCGATTTGATACTAGTTGCATGGGAAGGCAGTGACGATCCCAATCTTGACTCTGATAAATTCATAATAGAGAACCGTGAAGCGTCTCTAACAAATCATTTCATGTGGGAAGATCTCTGGACTGAAGAGGAACAAAAAGTCCGTCTGTTTGAAATGATAGATAACTTTATCGACAACAAAGAACAAGTTCTGATTGAAAACTATGAATTTGTAGAGGATGAACCATTTTATGACTACAGCGGCGGCAGAGATGAAAATAGATAAGAAACGTGATGAACTACTGGCAGACTATGCAGTAGGAATGCTAAAAGACTTTTACCTAAATGACCATGAAGACAGTCCCCAAGAGGGATACGCCCGAGCGGCAAAGGCTTGGTCTGGTGGTGATGATGAACTCGCTCAAAGACTCTATGACGCTGTTAGTAAGAAGTGGTTTATGTTTGCATCACCTGTACTCTCTAATGCGCCTAATGGTCATGGAAAGGGTAAGGGAATGCCTATTTCATGTTTCTTAACCTATGTACCTGATACCCTAGAGGGACTAATAGAACATTCCTCAGAACTCCGTTGGCTCTCTGTAATGGGGGGTGGCGTAGGGGGTCACTGGAGAGACGTGCGAACGGTATCTGATATTGCGCCAGGCCCCATTCCTTTCCTTCACACTGTAGATGCAGATATGATTGCGTATCGTCAAGGAAAAACACGGAAGGGTTCTTATGCCGCTTACCTAGATGTGTCTCACCCTGATATTATTGAATTTCTTAATATTCGTATACCTACAGGGGACGTACAACGTAAGGCGCTCAATTTGCATAACGCTATAAATATAACAGATGAGTTTATGCAGGCAGTGATAGATAATAAGAACTTTGATTTGAAAGATCCAAAGGACGGTTCAGTCAAAGAAAGTATCTCTGCTCGCAAGTTGTGGGAACGCATTATTGAAATTCGTTTTCGCACCGGCGAACCCTACTTAAACTTTATCGATACGGCTAATGACGCACTACCACAACCACTAAAAGATCTAGGTCTTCGAATTAATGGTAGTAATCTTTGTAATGAGATTCACTTACCAACCAGTGCGGATCGAACTGCAGTATGTTGTCTTTCCTCACTCAATTTGGAGTACTATGATGACTGGAAGGAAACTACTCTTGTGCGGGATCTTATTAGGATGCTCGATAACGTACTTGACTACTTTATTGACAATGCGCCAGATTCAATCTCTAGAGCAAGATACTCTGCACAACGTGAACGTTCCATTGGGCTGGGAGCAATGGGATTTCACTCACTCCTACAAAAACACGGAGTTGCCTGGGAATCAGACAAAGCACGTGAAATCAATAGTGTTGTTTTTGAACACATCAAATCTGAAGCAGTACAAGAAACAGAATTGCTTGCACAAGAGAGAGGTGAGTACCCTGATGGCGTGGGTTCTGGAAGACGGAACGCCCATCTCTTGGCGATTGCCCCTAACGCTTCCTCGGGAGTTATCTTGTCAACTAGCCCGTCAATCGAACCCGCAAAAGCAAATGCATACACCCACAGAACTAGATCTGGCAGCTTTCTAGTAAAGAACAAGTATCTTGAGGAACTACTAGAAACCAGAGGGGAAAACAACAAGTCCACGTGGTCTTCGATTATCACCAACAAAGGGTCGGTGCAACATCTACCTTTCCTTACCGAAGGTGAAAAGGCAGTATTCAAGACTGCACAAGAACTAGATCAAGAGTGGTTGATTACTCATGCCGCTGAACGACAGAAGTATATCTGTCAAGGTCAGTCTGTTAACTTATTCTTTCCGGCAGGTGCACAGAAATCTTATGTAAACAAGGTGCACATCAAGGCATGGAAAGAGGGTCTTAAAGGTTTATACTACCTACGCACAGAAGCGAAGTCTCGTGCCGAGAATGTCAGTGAGAAAGTAGAACGTGTTGCTTTACAAGAGGACAACCGATCTATTGTCTATTCTAAGAAGAACTGCCCTTGGTGTGCAATGGCAATGGAAGAACTGAAGTTGCGTGGCATACCTTTTGACAAGATTGATCTTGAAGAGATCGGAAAAACTGCCGCAGAGGTCACAGGTCGAAAGGTAAATACTGTACCACAGATTTATATCGAAGGCGTATATATCGGCGGATATCAAGAATTGATCGCAAAACTAAATGACACTCAAGTTGAAGAGACAGAAGAGTGCCGTGCTTGCGAGGGTTAAGCCACCAATAAAAGAGGAAAATTAATGTCACTACTAGACTTCTCAACCACCTACAAACCATTCAAGTATCCTTGGGCAGTAGAACTGTCTAAGAAACATGAAGAGATTCATTGGATCGAAGACGAAGCGGAACTGTCCGAAGACGTGCAGGACTGGCGAACCAAACTAACCGAAGATGAAAAAGAGTTTATTACTCAGGTGTTGCGTTTGTTCACACAGTCAGACGTACAGGTTGGTGAGAACTATCATGAACTTTTGATTCCCAAGTTCAAGAACAATGAAGTCCGTAACATGTTGTCATCGTTTGCAGGCCGAGAAGCAGTACACCAACGTGCGTATGCACTGTTGAACGATACGCTTGGTCTACCAGACGAAGAGTATCACAAGTTCCTTGAGTACAAGGAGATGGCTGACAAGGTTGACTTCATGAAGGAAGGTGATACCCATACACATACGGGTCTCGCACTTGCCCTTGCACAGTCGGTATTCAACGAGGGTATGAGTCTGTTCTCTTCGTTCGTGATGCTTCTCAACTTCCAACGTTTTGGTAAGATGAAGGGAATGGGTACAATCGTTGAATGGTCTATCCGTGACGAATCTCTACACGTACAAGGTAATGCAAAACTTTTCCGTACCTTCTGCGAAGAACATCCTCGTATCGTCAATGACGAACTCAAGTCTAAGATTTACGAGATGGCAAAGACTGCAGTTGATCTGGAAGATAAATTCATCAATCTGGCATTTAAAGGCAATGAAGTACAAGGACTTACTAAAGAAGAAGTTAGACGTTATATTCGTCATATTGCTGATCGCCGTCTTCTTCAACTTGGTCTCAAAACAAAATTCAGACAAAAAGACAATCCACTACCATGGCTGGATTGGGTGCTCAATGGAGCATCACACGACAACTTCTTCGAAAAGCGAGTCACCGAATACTCAGTAGTGGGTATGGAAGGTGACTGGGGTTGGGATGAATCCGAACCAGAAGTATGTGGTTTAGACGGACAAGGATGTGCGGCGTAATGTATACCATCGAATGTCCAATCTGTGATATCAAAACCACAGTTGAGGTTCATTATGATGAAGACAGACCACAACACTGCCCTATGTGTGGTAGTGATGTGGATCCAGAGATAGAAGATGATACCGAATACGAGTAAAATATTATCAGACGAAGAAATCGAAACGTTCTTAGAGATTTACTATTCTTCGCCTATGTTACCTGAAAAAGAAAGACAAAATCTTAAAAATTGTTTTAATGCTCTTTTTCGTCCTTTAGACCACGATTTTCTAAAAAAGTTGTGTCCACGAGGATGTGATCCACTTCAGTCATATTTTGTTGAGTATACACAAGGAGCCTTTTGTACACCACATATAGATATTAATAATAATTTAAAAACAAAAGAGAACTTAGGAGTATATACAACCACGACATACTTGAGCGCTCCAGATGAGTACGAAGGCGGCGAAAGTGTTTTATATAGTAAAGACATGAAAAGTGAAAAATGTTTCAAACCGAATAAAGGGGAAACCCTTCTCATTAACCCTCTTCAAAATCACAGCGTTAAAATGGTGACCAAAGGAAGTAGAATAGTGCACATTGGTTGGTATTTGTCTCAAACTGAAAAATACTTAGTTGAGGATGGTGTGATACTTGTCTAAAACCTAAATACCCTTATGTGGTATTACAGAAATCATCCATTTGATCCCTCAGAAGACGAACTCAGCGAATATGTTGGGTTTGTCTACTTGATTACTGAGCGATTTAGTGGTAAAATGTATGTTGGTAAGAAGTTCTTTTGGTCGAAAAGGAGACTTCCGCCTCTGAAGGGGAAGACCAGAAAACGCACCAAAATAGTGCAGTCTGACTGGAAGGACTACTATGGTTCCAATGAGGAACTTAAACTGTTGGTTGAACAGTCTGGTGGAGACGCCTATCACCGTGAGATCCTAAGACTGTGCAAAACCAAGGGTGAGTGTTCATATTATGAGGCCAAGGAACAGTTTGATCGGAATGTCCTGTTCTCAGACGACTATTATAACGAGTTTATTGGATGCAAAATCCATTCGAAGCATATACGAAAAAGTTCTTAAAAACTCGTTTTTATTCCAAAAAAGTCTAAAAAAACGCTTGCAATCTGAACCCAGCTATGACATAATGTGTATGTTGTTTGGGATTGGAGAGAAAGTTATGGATTTGATTGGTCGAAAGGTTCACGTGGTTTCTGGTGCGATGCATCCAGTCAAAGAAGGTCGGGTCTATTTACAGGACGCTGACAGATGTTGGGTGGATTTCTCTGAGTCTGGTGAACTTCCCTACGTCTTTGCGAAGTACCGACTGTTGTGTAGTGAGGTTCCTGAGTTTGAGGTTCCTGACGCTTGTGGTGTTTATTTGATTGCTGAATGATGGAGATTGGTTTTGTGAAAGATTGTGTGTACTATTTGAGCGAAAACGGAGAGTTTCTTCCAGAACTAGTTTTCGAAAGTGAAGAAGAGGCGATAGAATACGCCGAAGCGAACGCTTTAAACAATTATGAAATCATTGAATGGGATGTTGCGTAATGAGTCAGTTTTTACAGTTAGTTGAGTCACGTGGTAAGTTGGCTGGGTCAAGTGCTCTTATGAAGGGGTTGTTGGAAGCCATTGATTCAAAAAACAGTTGGCGTGTAGAGATTCTTCGTGGACTGATCGAAAAAGATATGGTTGAGATCAAAGAACTGTTATCAAAAAAAATTGAAGACGATTGAGGTTTAGTTATGAAAAATCGTTATGGTGATGAGTATCACTACGAGAAAATCGGTGAGAACCAATACAAGTTCGTCATGGAAGGCGACTCCATGAAGTATTGTCGCTTTGGTGGTAAAAAAGGTCAAGAAGGCATTGACTACCATGACCTTGGTATGTTTGATCCAAGCGGTGGCCCGTATGTTGCAGTTGGTTCTAAGATTTACTTTGATGAGATTCAGGGTGGTCAGAAGGGTGATGAACCTTTAATTGTTAAACGAATTCGTAGCACTGATGAAGGTGTTATTGTAGAGGTGAGTGATGAAGATTGAAAGAGTCGAAGAAAAGCTTAAGGCGATTCAGACTGCTGAGAGTTGTATCAACAGTATTCTGAGTGTAAATCCTTCAGCAGTAGATCAAAGTGTTTTTGGTATACTCGCCGAGTTGAAGATGGATCTGATTGATGCGAAAGATGAAGAGTGGTTCCAAAAGAACCTATCTTCAGCGCAAAGAACTCATGGTGTAGTGTGATGGAAACCTTTTTTATTTTGTTGGTGATGGGTCTTATTCTAGTCTCTGGTATTGCAAACTCTATTGAGTGTGCAGAGAGAAAGAGAAACTTTCATGCAGGAACGCATGACTACTACGGGAACAAGTTATGATTCGTTTTACGGTTGGAATTTTAATTACGCTGGGCGCAGTAGGCGCACAAGACTATGCAATGGTCAGTGGAGTTGAACCGCCTAGTGTCTCTGTCTTCTTGCTTTC